TCATTGCACATCCACCCATACCTAGCGAATTTTTCCCCACGCTTGTCTGCCTCTGTTTCTTTGCTCACGTTCCCACTCCATATGTCCTTTGGTCTTGTCTACTGGTGACCACCCAGCTTGCCATAGCCTGTCGATCCTCTGCTGTGGTGATGAAGGTTCGAACCTCTTCCAATCATAGCAGACTAGCTCATCCCCTACGACATAGCTGGTAACATACTTATGCTTAGCAGCTAACACATTGGAGTAGAGTTCACCGTTGTCCTTCACCCTGTACTTGATCCTGTTTACTTCCTCCAACTTAGGAGGGAAGTCTTGTTGGAACCCAGCCTCAAGGTCAGACATAGATAGTTTGATCTCAGCCAGTATGTCAACAGCCTCAGCTAAGTTAAACTTAAAGCCATTGCCTGTCATCTGTTCACATAAGATCTGGATGTCATGCTCACAGCGTAGGGATACCTGCCAATCAGGATCGTTAATGATCTTCTCAAACTTCTTGAACAGCTTGACAGTAACCTTAACGTCCTGCTTGCAGTAGTCGATCATCTCTTGTGAGAAGTTAGCGAAGTCCTTGAAGTCTCCCTTCCAACAGTCAAGTCTCTTACCCCATGCTGCTAGGCTATGCCCTCCTGTTACGTTGTAGTCCACTAGCCTGCTCACTATGAGAGTATCAACGACAGAAGAAGTAGAGATGCACTCAGTCTTTAGAAGTCTGTTGATGACAGGAACATCAAAGCCAATGCCGTTGTGGAATATAAATAGGTCAACACTACTGACATATTCTAAGAACCTATCTCTCTCCTCCTTGATGTGAGCTACATGAGTGAACGTCTCAGTCTCACCTGTGTCGATGTCCTCAGCACAGATAACCCAGATGCGAGTAGCATTAAGATCATCTGTCTCGATGTCCATTGCTACTCTCTTACTCTTCATCGTCATCACCTACGTTGAAGAGTTGGAAGATCATAGCCTCAAGCACATGCACAGGCCAGAGGATAGCTGCAAGGTAGACCCTGAACATGCTGACCTCTTCAATCTTCTGAAGATAGACGATAGTTAACTGGTGCAAGTAGTAGAGGTAGGCACCCATCACATAGAAAGTAGCTGCAACATAGACCATTAGTAATCTCCTACAAATTTCTCAGACAGTGTAAAGTTGTCGGAGTTAAAGAACAACTGACCAGCATATCCCGTGGTGCCTGTCGGTCTGTTCTTTAATACTAACAATTCCGTGGTGTTACGTGCCTCTTCATCGTCTGCCATCTTGTCCCTCTTTAGCTTGATAACTACGGAGGCTCTCTTACCAATCATACGGCAGTCACGGATAGCACCATCATCATTCTCATGTGCAATGGTAACGATACCAACGTTAAGTTCAGCAGCTAGGCGGGCTAGCTTAGTAGATAGCTGCGACAAGAACTGTTCAGCACTCTCATCTCCCTGCCTTGAGTAAGCAAGATCTTGGATAGGTTCGAAGAAGATGTAGTGAACACCACATGCTTGCGACAAGAACCTGATCTGTTCAAGGATAGAGATAGGGTCATCGTCTACACCAATGGTAAACTGATAGAGGTTCTCCTTCTCAGTCATCAGCTTGACTGCCTGATCTACCTCAGCTTGGTTGTCGATCAAGTCCTTACGGGTTACGTTCTTCTCCAACAGGTAAGAGGCCAGGCCTAAGAGGCTACGCTTCTTCACCTCTTCCATGTGGCAGATAGCAATAGGTACATCGTCATGCTTCATCAAGAGATTGAACTCTAGGTAACGCATGAACTCTGTCTTACCGATACCCTCAGGTGCTTGGAATACAGTGAAGTGTCCACGCATAAGGCCAAGGATGATATCATCTAGTGCTTGGATACCAGTAGACAGGTAGCTGCTATCGTCTTCATCGTGGATGATAGAGAGGAACTGCTCAGTAGTATTGAAGATGTTCTCCGGTATATACTTCTGTGCATTCCACCATGCGTTGCTGTATTCCTTAGCAGCACCAGCCTGAAGGAACTCATTAGCATCCTTATACTTGTCGTGAGGCACGTTGTATACACGATTAGGGAAGATGTTGGCTAGCTTCTGTGCTACCCCATCACTCTTACCATCACTGTCAAAGGACAGGTAGATCTTATCAAAGGAACCAAGCCAGTCCTTGCACTTCTCAAACAGCTTCTGACTAGGGGTAGCAGAAGGGAGCGACACAACAGGATACTTAGCACCTAGCATTTGGTAGGCAGACAGTGCATCAAGCTCACCCTCTGTGATAGTCACAGCCTTGGCACACCCAGCGTTGAACTTATCCATACCGAACAGTTCATCACCCTTGAAGCCACCTTCAGCACGGAAGGATTTAGGTAGTGTCCTTACCTTCTTACCACCAGCAGGGTAGATGTAGTCTTGCTTGATAGGTTCACCATTCACATTCACATAAGTGAATACGTTATAGAACTCCATCACATCTTTGTTGATATCACGATGACCTCTGAACACTGGTGTAAGCAGAGAGTCAACGACAGTAAGAGTAGTAGCAGGTCCATTAACTACAACCTGCTCCTTCTTCATAGAGTAGGCAGTAGGATACTTCTCAATAGCCCAGCCAAGTAGCTTATCCTTACAGCTAGGATACTTCCTAGCACATGAGTGGCAGTAGCCATACCCTTCAGTGTTATAGCTAAAGGCATCAGTTGAATAGCATCCCTCATAGGGACATGGTTGACGAGGTAGTTCAGACATAGGAGTAGTCCTTCCTTATAGTAGTATATGTGGAGGGTGGCAGGACAAGCCTGAGTATACAGCCGATCTTGAACCTGTCAATCCCTAAAGTTAAACAGATGATAGATTAGTGAGAGGACTATATCAAACCTTGAGATGATAACAATAGTCACAATGGTATAGATGACTGCGCTACTGTGATCCATATAGGTAACCCTCTGCTTCTTTGTTCTTCCAGTATGCTTCTTGCTCATCAGCTAGCCCTACAAGGTCAGTGAACTCCTCACCCTGCAACCAGTCAGCCTCAAGGATAGCCCTGCCTAGGTGTCCTCGCTTACTACTCGACAACCTTACAACCTTCTTCACATCATCCATTGATCTTGTCCTTCTCATCTATGTAAAAGATATGGTCACCCCACAATGCCACCACAGTATACTCTGACGCCCAGTAGGGAAGGCTCTCAGTGGTGTGATAGTAGGTAGCCTTAGTGCAGATAGCGCAGCCCTCTAATAGCACCTCCTTGGCTATCTCCTGCGCTCTGTGCCATGCCTCCTTATTCCTAGGCTTGTCACTCTTCCCATCATGTGTCCAGCTAAATGCTTTCCTCTGCCAGACTACCTTGCATACAGTGTCAGGGAACTTGTCACTTGCTACCCTGTTCATGGTAACCTCAGCGACAAGCCTCTGCCCATCCACATCTTGATTCCTAGCCTCAAAGTATATGTTCAAGGCTAGGCATGTCATGGCAGTCAAGATCATTCTTCAAACTCCACCTCTTCAGAGAGAGCGTAGAAGGCATCTCTCAGAGCCTGTGGCATCTTTGCTAGGGGTAACTCTACCCCAAGGATCAAGACACTCTCTAGCGTCACATCTGTGGCCTCTACCCACGTTGGTGAGCCTTGCACCCCGTAGTCTGTCACCTCCCCATCTGCACTAAAGAATACTTCAAGGTAGTCTGTCTCCCACTTTGCATACAACTTCATCTTACTTACTCCCCTGTTCAAAGTGCCAGCCAAAGGAACCGAAGTATACGTTAGTCCCTCCCTCTTCTTCATCTTGATAGACGTTGATCGTATTAGCTAGGTAGCACATAGCTATGATCCATAGAGCTAGAGTTTTCATATCAGTTCTTTCTCTCTGTTAGTTTACAACAAAACCTGTTGCGTCTTGCTTAGCCTTACCCTTAGCATACAAGGCAACGACTACACCTTTAGGATCAAGAAACCGCATATCATCACGATCCCCGTCAATAGTTGGCAAGCCTAGGTAGTTGGCTGGGATGTCAGCTTTGCGACGAAAGACTACCGCAATGTTCAAGCCGTTAACCTTGGCGATAGCATGTTGCTTGGCATATACTTCACTTGCCCCGCTATAAGACCATGTTAGGTGGTAGTTGCTAGGGACATTGCGACGGTTAGCTATCTTGGTGTAGTCATAGAATTGCACCATTGGGAAAGCTTCCATCACATTGCGAAAGCCTTGCACCTTGATAAGCTCAAAGCGAATGTCGCTAGTCCCGTTAAGCCTGACACATGGCTGAATGCCCCGCTTATCACAGTATGACACAAAGCTTTTCAGGTCAGCATAAAGCTGTAGCATAAAGCCTTCACGGTCCTTAGCAAACCATTCAGTCTTTCTTGCCCTACCTATCTGGACACTAGACATTTGACCACGCCCTGCCGTGTTTAGGCATCCATCTATACACTTGGCTTCCTCGGCCATAGCGCAGACATTGATACCCGCAGACTTCCAAGGCGTTAGGTACATGATTGCCGTTAGATATTCTGACCCGTCACCCTTAACAGTCTTAGCATTGCTACCGCATGACAATAGGTTACCCTTCCAAGACATAGCTATTCTCCCTTTGTTTCATCTAGGTGGATCATGTAAGCAACAACAACAACTGACAACCCTAAGATAAGAAACCATCCCATTGGCTTAGTCCTTTTGTTAAACCCTTATAGAAACACCACCACAATGGTGCTTGTATAA